CCAACTAAATGTTGATTTACAACCGGGTAGCTTTATACAGTAAAGCTATAAACTGTTGCTAACTCTTCTTCCGTCCCTTAGCATTCTTCGAAGTTTTAAGTTTTCGGATTCTTTTCAATTCACTCTTTACTTTTCGATTAAATCGGTTATAGTCCATATTCAGTGAAGATAAGACTTTCTCAGCCGTCTTTACGGCAGGAAGCTCATCAGCCTGTTGTGTTCTAACTCGATCTACTAAAAGTTGTATAGGCCGGTTAGTTTTCAAACCTAACATCCATCGGGAAAATAATAAAGCACTATTAAGAACCCTATTTATAGGTTTCTTAGGCTTATTAAAATTAATCCCTATAGGTGAAGGTTGAGCTTGACCAGCCCTTACCAACTCTCAGTTCAAAAAGAAATTGTGAATTGCCCTTTGGATGGTATTTCTCAGGGATAAGACCTTGCCAATGACAAAGTTACTTATATAAGAAAACCCAAAAAGGCAACCTAAACCTGATATTAACCAGAGAAGGATTCATAACCTAACTGCTCGTAAGAAGCTCAGGATTAATAGAGGAATTGTTATCACAGATACTGTAGCGGTTGTCAGTACCGCCGTGTATTTTGGATCAGTACCAAGCTTTTTAAATTTACTATTAGACCAAATATTTGGTTTTAATAAGAATTTGAAAAGTTTTCAGTAACTAATCCAGAGGTCACGAAAAGACCTTAAAGGAGTCCATGAGCTCTTGATCAACTTATAATAATAAAAGTCGGTCACAGCAGTAAATGGAACCCCTACGTGTGTTAAGAATTCTCGAAACAGAACTTCCATTGATTTTACATCAAGGTTATCTTTTCCAAGTCTTCAGAAACCACCCTGGGGTCCTAAAATACTAAATAATCATTTCCATTGTTGAAAACCCTCTTTATCGAAGATTTTCTCCATGATTTTGATTAATACTGACAATTCCAACTGTAAAATAGAATTATATTCCTTCTTGTTGTAGTCTGTTAAAACAGCAGTTATAAACAGTGGGTTTCTTATTGAACGCATCAAACTTTTTGATCCCAGGGGAGTCAAATTTTGACCCTTTGTATGAAATCAGTTCTTTGCGAATTCTATAAGATTACCTTCGAACCCTTTAATGGGATTTATAACTACACCCAAGATATAGTTCATAAAGTAGTTATAGGATTTTGCCAGTTCACTGTCGGCAATGACAATGTCATCACCGAGAACTGCATATAGACCCTGGTCTTTCGCTAAAGACTTATTATAAGCCTTAAGGTGAGCAACGTGCACAAGTAGATGATTCGTAAGGGCTAGCATAGCAAAAGATGAATAAGCTCCCATAGGTTGGCCCACTGCATATTTATAAGGAACACCGTCATAATAATATGGACGGTCAAGAATCTGTTTCCAAAGTTTTCCTCCTAAACCTAAAGCCTCTAAGATATCTTCCTGTAAATGAACAGGTAGACGATCAGTAGCGGCACTTAGGTCCAGGGAATAAAACTTAGATCCATTTCTTTTTTCCAAAATAAATCTGACTGGACCAAGCTGGTCTTTTGTACCATCTTCAGGGATTTCTCCCAAAAAGCGGTAGATAAGATCGTGTAGGGGTCGTAACAATCATTGACTTCATTGATCAGTAATTCCAATTATTCGTGTCTTACCTCTTAGTTCCTTAATTAAAGCTAAACGACCTAAATGAAGGTCTATGCTTCAAAAAAGAAATGGAGAAAGCACGATACTTAACAATATAAATATTATTAAGTAATTGTAAAAACTATGATATCAAGCAAATGAAATGTGACCGAGCCAAACACGAGGATGCCTCATTAATGCTAACAAATCTAACCCCGTAGAAAGATACGCGTACCGAGCATTAACTCCACCTTTGTTACTTCAGAAAAATATAGGCTTTCTTATTCTATTCTTTTCAAAGAATGAAAAGGCGCCCATAGACTCTAACCCTTCCTTGATAATATACATATCTAAAGTTCTATTCTGACCCATAAAAGGATCAGTAATTGTTCTAAAGTTAGGTATATGTCTTGGCGGAGAAAGAGCCCTGAACATACTAAGGACGGAAATTAACGCACGAACCATCGGATCAGGTTTTTCACCATTTTCTAAATTAACTTTAAGTTTCTCTAGACGATGTTTAAAACTTTGGCCAATGATTTTTGGTAAACCATTCTTATACACCGAAACCCATGTCTTGTGATTACGCACACCCTCCCCCGCGATAAAATTACCCACTAATCTCAAAGATTCAGATAAGTATAGAATTAAGAATCCAACACCTGATTTTAATCAGATTTGTTCGATCCGAGATCCTAAACTTAAAACTTCTGAAGTTTGTTTATTGGTGAGTTGAAGGAGTATAGCAATCATCCTTAAGTATCTAGGAACCTCTTTTAAATCCAAGGGTTTTAAATCTAAACCCATTGGCATTTTAATATTAGACAATTTACGATTCTTTACCCAAAGCGTTAATTTCGCGAGGATATTGAATATAGTAATTGCCATAATAAATAGGAGGATTCCCCGGTACTCAGGAGAATTTGCAAAGGTTAAAGTGTAATTAAAAATGTAGTTAGCGTTTGTTAATTATATTTTTATTGCCTTTGACCGCACTTCTTTCAACTAATTTTACGCATGTATTAGTCTTCATAGACTATATACACTTTACGGGTAGGGTGCTAACCTTCCGGCGGGATAGGTCCTTTGCAGAAACCTTCCAGTTGTCATAATGCGGTTGGTGGAAACTACCACCATAGTGAACCAGCTAATCCATAAGGCTTATGAATTAGTTCTCCCTAGACCGACTTTCACTTGAAAGCCAGGAAAGGGAAAGGGTGCGCTTGTTCACAAACCAACGACAAGAACCTTATTATTCTTGCGGTCAGTTGGGTAGGGAGTTTATGACTCCCA